CGGCTATCCTCCGGTTTGAAGACAGCCGCGTTACCGGGCCGGATTCCCTGCGCGTTTCCCGCCTTCCTGCCGCCGATAAGGGCGGCAAGTGGGAGATTTGCGGTATTTGCGACGGCATTGAACCGGCCGTGTTTAACAGATTGAAGGCCCTGCTGGATGCCGGAAGGCGTGAAGAGGCCTGGGAGGGATGTCTCCAGTACGTCCTGGATAATACCGCCGCCGTGCGTTCCTGGCTGGGTTCTGACGCTTTTCCGGCCACGGAGTTTATGTTGCGGGACCATTTTTTCAATTCCGGGAGCAGGAATACCGGGAAGATTTTGCAGCGCGCGCTGAACATCCACGGCGCCGGGCTTGTGGTGGACGGGATTGTCGGCCCCAGGACCCGGCAGGAGTTGCAGGACCAGCTGGCCGCTACGGGTGAAGCGGTGTTCATCATTGGATTACAAGAGAAGCGTCAGGCGTTTTACCGCTCCTGCAGGCAGTTTCCGACCTTCGGGAAGGGCTGGCTGAGCAGATGCGACGATGCGTTCAGCGTGGCGCAGGAGCTTGTTTAGTTGTTTACCATTAGTTGTTATGAGTTCAAATCCATTAAAAGCTGTCGGAGGGGCCCTGGCAAATATCGCCACGTTCGGGGGATATGGAGCCAATAAGGCGGCCAAGAAGCAGGCAAGCGCCGCCAACGCTATGGCCGATGCCATGGCGAATGCCCCGGAACAGAAGGTTATTACTACGGAAACCAAGGATGTTTCCCAAGCGGAGAATGCGGTGAATTCGTCTGCCCGTCGCCGCTTGAAGCTTAGTAATACGACGAACCGGAGTAATCCTCTTTCTTCCCTGGCTGGCCTGAGGAAGACGCTGGGTTGATTTTTACACAGGAGATCCATGGAAAATGTTAAAGATTTATTGAGGACGGCAGACGCCCTGTTCACGGAGATGAATAAGAATTCCGGGGATTGGGATGAATTGCGCCGGCGCATTATGCCGCGGATGGAGGGGAAGGCCCGCCAGCAGGAACAGGCTAATGAGATGACGGCTGCGTCCAGTTTTTCTCCGGTGGCGCATAAGTCCCTTTTGAATTTGGCGTCCGCTCATCTTCTTTTTATTACTCCCATGGATCAGAAGTGGTTTTCCCTGCGGCCGCAGGAGGAAAGGGATGATTACACCGATGAGGACGATTGGTACAGCAAAGCGACGGAGGCCGTCTACCGCGCGCTGGCGGATTCCAATTTTTATGCGGCGGCCCACGAGGTTTACCTGGACCGTTGCCTGACAGGGACAGGCTGCATGTTTGCAGATGTTTCCCGTGACGGGTCCCTGGTGTTTAAACACGTCCCTACCGGGACTTATGCGATTGCCGAGGGAGCCCACGGGGAGGTGAATACGCTGGTGCGGACGTTGAAGTTTACTGCCCAGCAGGCCGTGGAGATGTTTAAGCTGCGTAATCTGCCTGTCAAGATTCAGGAGGCGTATAAGGATGCGGAGAGGCGGTACACCGAGATGTTCGAGTTTGTTCACCTTGTACTGCCCAACAGCCGGGCGCAGTTCGGTTCCGACATGGTAAGGCCTGGCCGCCGCAAGTGGTTGGACGTGTATATTGCCAGGGAGGCGGAGAAGATTGTTTTCCATGGCGGCTTTTACGAGTTTCCTTTTTTGGTGACGCGCTTTTTGAAGGGTGGCGTTTCTTCTTACGGCGAGGCTCCGGGCAAGGCTGTGCTGCCGGAGATTAAGGCTACCCTGCTGATGGATCGGGTGATGGATGTGGCCGGCAGCCGGGCGGCAATTCCCAGCGTTATTGTGTCGGCTAAGATGGCAAAGGAGGTTGATTTGCGGGCCGGAGGCAAGACGGTTGTTCCGGATGAGCTTATTGGTTCACAGTTTCCGAGGGAATGGGCGAACGTGGGGGATGTGAGGTTTATGCTGGAGCGGCAAGATAAGAAGGAGAAGTTGATCAGGGAGGCGTTTTTCAATGATATTCTCCAGGTGGTTTCAAGCGTGGACCGCGAGATGACGGCTACGGAGGTGAATGCCCGCGAGTCGGAACGCATTATTTGCTTTTTTTCTTCTTTCATTCAGTTTTCGCAGGATTTCCAGACGATGATGAATCGCATTGTCTGCCTGATGTTCCGCAATATGCAGGGGGCCGTGCTTCCGGGCGACGCGCCTGATGAGTTTTTTGTCCGTTCCGCCGATGGGGAGAAGTTTGAGTTGCGAACTCCCCGCACCCGCTATCTGGGCAAGATTGCCCAGGCATTTGACCGTTTGCAGAGGTACGGCCTTGAGGGGGTGCTGAATGGGTTGGCGAAGTATATCCAGGTTTCGGGCGATACCCGCATTGCCAAGCGCATGAAGGCATGGGAGGTGTTGCGGTTTATGTGGGACAGTTCCGGCGCCCCGTCCAAGTGCATTGTGTCCGCGTCCGAGAATAGCAAGATGGTTGAGGAGGAGAGGGCGCAGGAGGATCAGATGCGTCAGGCCGCCCTTGCGGAACAATTGGCCAGGGCCGGCAGGGATAGTGCCGCGGCGTCCGCACAGTTTAATACGGAATGATGATGAATATGTTTGAAGATAAGCCGACACCGGAACAGGTTGAGTTTCTCAAGAGGCTCAACCGGAGACGAGCCGCGCTGAAGGAGGCTTTTACTCCGGAGGTGCTGGATATTTTAGAGAAGGAGTTCCAGACGAATTTGCCCTGCTTTCAAGGGAAGGCTGGTTCCTACGATCCCCTTGACGCAATGCGCCGAGATGCCCAGCGGGAGGTTCTCCTGTGGGTAAGATACGAGATTGAACAATATAACCCTGATTTACATGATCTATAGTAGACTATTCCATAACAGGTTCTTATACGAAGAGGCCATTCCGGAAGGGGGGGCTGGCGGCAATGGCGCTCCGTCTCCCACGAATGACGCCCCTCCTGCGAATCCCGCGGGAGATCCGCCTCCCGCGGATCCTCCTGTCCCGTCCAATCCCTACGATTTTTCAGGGGGTACGGAAGAGCCCGATCCGGTTCCCGACAGTCCTCCCCCGCTTTCTCCGCAGGAGGAGACCGAGTATGAGATTGATTTTGGGGAGGGGTTTGTGGAGAATGATGCCCTGCGGGATATGTTGAAGGGACATGCCAGGGCGGCAGGGCTGCCGGCCGATGCCGCCGGGAAGTTTCTTTCCGAGGTGGCTGCCAGCATCCGCGCGGACGAGGAGGCGGCTTTTAAGGAGGCTGACGAAGCGTTGAAGGAGGAATGGGGAGCGGAGTATGAGACGAATGTTTCTGCCTCCAAGGCTTTTGCCCGGAAGCTTTCCGTGGAGTCCGGCGTTCCTATGGAGAAGATGGCTGTGTTTGCGAGTCCGGACGGGTTCCGCGTTCTGCACGCCATTTCCCGGATGATAGGCGAGGGAGGTTTGAAGGGCGGCGGTCAGATTCCGGCGAAGACGGACCCTGCCGACGAGGCTCAAGCTGTTTTGTCCGACCCCAGTCACCGTTATTATAAGGCAATCGCCGATCCTTCACATCCACAGTGGCGGGAGGCTACCGATTATTATAATAAGCTGGTGGGGATTTCCGGTTAGTTTTTTTGCGTTGACTATTGGTTCGGAGGGGTGTCCTGCTGTGCGGGGCGCCCTTTCTTTTTTTCATTTGTTCAAGTTACGGTTGTATTCATCAGTCCTGGGGATGTGGCATGATGCCTCAAATGGATAAGGTGACCGTTTTTAACCAGGCTTTGGCCCAGTTGGGGGACCGGGAGTATGTGAAGGGTTCCCCAGCCGGTCGCACCGTTGATTTGTGGTGGCCTACCGTGTTGCAGGAAGCGCTGTTGTTCGGGGCATGGACCTGGGCAACCAAACGGGTTGAGATGGAGCGCTCTGTCATGAGGCATCCGATTCCGGATGATTGCCTGCGCGTGCTGTATGTGGGGGCGGATTTGTTCCGCATTGAGGGGCGTGATTTGGTGGTTGAGCGTTACGGGAAACGCGCCGCCGGGACCGATAAGCTGGTGGTGGATTATCTTTCCGACGAGGTAGCCCGCTCCGAAGTGCTGCCGGATCATAGTCCGTTTTTCATCAAGGGCGTTGTGTTTCTTCTGGCTGGCAGGTGCGCTTTGAAGCTGGCTTCTTCTCCCCAGCTTGCGGCCGCTTTGGAGGCACAGGGTGAGGCGTTTTTAAGCAAGGCCCTTTATTGGGACACCTGCCAGCATGCTTCCAATGATCAGGATCCTTTAACAGAGATTTTAAACAGTTCCATTTTCTGATGTTATGAGTTCCGATTTCGGGGTTTCCCAGCAGTATAAGTATCAGGGGCAGGCGGCTTTGAGCAACGGGCGCGCCACGCAGGCGGCTTATGAGAAGAAGGCCCGCGCCCTGGAGGCAGAGGCGGTTTCCGATTCCCACCTGGCCGCCCGCAATATGAAGCGGATGCGCCAGAATCAGAATGCCGCCATGGGTTCTGCACGGGCACAGCGCGGCGGATCCGGTTTTACTTCCGAGGGTTCCGGAAGCCAGGCGGAGGTGGCGGTGGCGGATGTGTGGGAGAGCGCCATTGGGGATGCGGCCCTTTCCAACGCGGTTTCCGATGCCAATAAGCGGTTTGCCGCGGAGTCCGCCCGATACCAGGGTGATCTGGCCATGATGGCGGCACACAGCGAGGCGGACCAGTATAAGATGCTTTCACAGAATGCCCTTGGTTCTGCCATGATTCAGACGGCCCTGACGGTGGCGGGGGGAGTCATGGGGGCGGCAGGAATGTCCGGTGGAGGATTGCTGGGGGGTGTTACCGAGAGCGGGGAGGAGTGGGGAGCCAAGGTAGGAGGAGCCCAGGGGGCTTTTTCCGGGATGATGAATGCTTATTCCCTTTCCGGTTCCCTGGGGGGGATGGTGCCGGGGAGCATACAGTCTTCCAACAGGTTGAGGGATTCCCTGCTGGCTAATTTCATGGGTTTTGGAAAGAGATGAGCGTTTCTCCCATGCAGCAGGCTTTTTTACTGATGGAAGCCCAGCGCCCCGGCTGGTTCCGGGAGACCGTTTCCCTGGCGGATGCGGGAGGCGGGGTCGTGTGGTGCTGCCCTTCGTTGTTTTTTGCGGGGGTGCCAGATCCGGAGTCTCCCAGGACGCTGATTATTCTTTTTGCCCACGGCCGCATGGAGGCCGTCAGGGAGCTGGCTTGTCTGGTGCAGGGGCGTTTTGACCGGGCAAGGTGGCAGCGCTGCATCCGCGGACGCGAGGACTGGAAGGAGATTTCCATCCCAAGGTTTTTAAGTTTTAACCGTTTCAAGATGAACGAAGATGAGTGATTTACAGCAACCCTTGTACGGAGGAACCCGGATGAATGCGGCTTCCTCCACCCCTTCCCCGGTCCAGATGCCGGATGTTTCTTCCAAGCCCGTTCAGAGGGCGCTGCAGAATGCCCAGGAGTTTGTGTCTGATGTTGCCCACCAGTACCAGCGCATGAAGGATTTCGGCGAGCAGACGCGCCTGGAAGGCCAGATGAATGATTTGGCCAGCGAGTTTGAGCAGGAGATAACACGGAGATTGGGGTTTGCCCGCGGTCATGAGCTGTCTTTTTACGATCGTGACGGGAGGCTGAAAGAGAGCGCCCTGAATACGTTTGTACGGAATTACGAAGGGAAGTTCCGCGGGTTGAAGGGGAGTTTTGTTTCCCAGGAGGAGGCCTCCAGGTTCGGAGCCAGAAAGCAGGATGTGATGCGCCGACTCCAGGGGCGGGCTTCCGAGTTGATGCTTAAGGGGCAGATTCAGGAGTCCAGGCAGGCTTTTGAGGAAGGGTTGAAGGGGGATTTGCTGCGGAGGGATTTCCAAGGAGCCACCCGTAGGCGCATTCAGGCTTACGAGGCCGGCATTATTTCTGAGAATGGAATGAACAACGGTATTCTGGAAGATACACGGAACGGCCTTTTGGACGAATACGAGCAGGATATGCTGATTAACCCCAGTGTTGCTTTTACGAAGCTTGGGGACGGCTATTTTGATGCTCTGGGCGCAGGAGATGTTTTAAAGCTGAAGGAGAAGACCAGAAGGTTTTTACGTTCCGCGAACCGCTCCGAAGGTGAAGATGGAGCGCCCGGTTACAGAAAGGGTTCTCTTTGGCCGAAAGCTTCCCTCCGTTACGGAGCCACGGAGCAGGAATACGACTGGGTGGAGCATTATAACCGGACCGGCAGTTACGGGAAATACGCCCCTTCCATTAAGTTTGCCTTCCGGGAGGATTTACGGAATCTGCCTCCCGCCAATTCCGGCGAAGAAAGAACGAGGTACGTCAATGACATGTTGAAGAAGTGGGGGCAGTATGGACAGGTTCTTGGAGATGAAAGGAAGCTGCGCCTGTTTGTAGAAGACCGGATTGACGCCATGGGGAGACCCAATACGAACCGGAATAATATAGAGGCCGTTTTGAAGGCCATGCCGGATCATGTGTATATTCCTTATTTTTCTTACCAGGTAGCTAATGCTTACAAGAGTGGCGACCAGGAGCAGATTAAGAAGGCAGAGAGTATGCGGGATGAGGTGGAGGCAGATATTTTGTATAAGACGGAACTTTCCATGACGGAGTGGAGACAGGCTCATCCCAATGCCACACTTGCCCAAGATCTTGCGCAGATCCATCAATTTACCGCTTTTCATGCCGGGAACAGGTTTGCCTATCGGCCTATTATTGAAGAAGATAAGAAAAGATCTGACGAGAGCCGCATGAAGAAGGCGCTGGAGTCCATGCCTTTGTATTCTTTTGAGCAACAGGAAGAGTTGAACGTGTCTCCAGAAGAGAGGGAGGCCCAGCAAAAGAAGGCGGCACAATATATTAAGGGCCAAAGACCTTATTTGCCTTCCCCTCTTGAGAACCACCCTGTTTCTTTTGTCCGGCATGCTACATCCGGAGCGTATGTTTCCAAGCAGGCTTATGAGGCTATCAAGGCTAAGTTTGGGAATAGACCTTTTGCCCGCATTTCTCTGGGACGCAATGGAGCTTTCCTAAGGGTTCCCGTCGTCGGGGTCTATGAGGGAACCCCGCGGGGCGTTGAGGTTTCAGGACCGCTTTATGAACGCATGGCGTTAAGGTTTCCCGGTGAACAGGCCAGCGGGAATGTCAGCATTTACGACGGGAAGGATGAACCGGAAGCGCCGGAAGATGGATACGGACCAGGGTTGCTGCCTCCTTTGCCGGGTGGAGACGATACTTACACGCAGGTGAACGATATTGGCGACTCCGCCCTTCTTCCTCTTTATCAATAGTTTTAGCACAAGAATATATGTTTGCACAGGATGTTTTTGAGAGGTTGGGGCTGTCCCAAGATATGGATTTATTGAAAGAACTCCAGAAAGAGGCATTGTTAGAGCCAACGGAAGCGGCGCAGAGTCCCTATATGGATGACCCGGCATATGCCGGTTTTGAGACCTTGCGCGGTTTGTTTGGTTCCAATCATGGAGATAATCCCTCCATGTATTGGCTAGCACAGGGAAAAGAGATGCCTGAATTTGCCACCGTGGCGGACGCACAGGCTGCCGTCTGGAAGGATTTCCAGAAAAAAGCCCGTGCTTATCAGGCAGAGCAGGAGCGACAGCAACAGGCACGGGAGGCATTGGCTGCTACGATTGATCCCTTCATTGACCGGTACGTGCGCGGGGACACTGTTGTTCCCTCCCCTGAACAGGTAATGATGATGCAGGAGGCGGGCATTTCCTGGGAGAGTGTCAGACGAGCCCGCAGAGGGATGCAACTTGTCCGGGAATATGACGCGCAGGGCACCCTGTACGACGACAGGATCATCAATAATCTGGCGGAACAGGTGGGAGATGATGAGCTGGCACGGCGCATTGTGCTGAATATGTTTTATAATGATTCCAGGAAGTACGCCAAGGATAAGCACGGTGACGAGTGGACCGGGATTGACTGGATAGATAAGGCAGCCCAAGGGGTAACGGGGATGGTACGCACCGGGGGCGTGAAGGGATGGCGGACAGGTCAGAAGGCCTGGCGGAATTTACAGGTAATGGGAGAGGTGGATGCCGTTACGAATGCAGCTAAGCGTCTGCCGGAGTTGATTGCTTCCGGAATGGATGTGGATGAAGCACGCGCTCAGATTGAGAAGGATGCCACTTTTCTTGAGATACGACGCCGCTGGGCTGCCGATCTGGTTGAAACTATGGAAGCCGGGGAAAAGGAATATCTGGAAGGGGAGGAGCGTCATTTGGTTGGCCGCATTGGTTCGCAGCTTGGTTCCATTATCGGAGATACGGCTCCCTGGTTCATTCCTGCCATTGGTCCTGCTATCGGAGCTTCCTCCGCCATGCAATCCCGCAGGGATGAGGGGGTAAGCATTGGGTTAACGATGGAGGAAACGGAGAAGAGGGCCATGATGTTCGGCCAGGCAGATGCTCTGGAAGAGATGATTGCTTTTTCCCCCATCGGGCGGTTGACGCCCGGATATAAGTGGTTGAAGAAGGCGCTTGGCGGTGGGAAGGCCGCCGGGAAGCTGGCCCCGTGGCGGGCTCAATGGATGGCGAGTCCGAAGGCCCAGTACGCTATTCAAGGGCTTTCCGGCGCTGCGGAAGAGGCCATTCTTGAGCCTACAGCCGGGTATTTGATGCGTACTGTACAGAGCATGAACCTGACGGACGAACGCGGAAAACAGACTTTCCGTCAGTATTTGGACGATATGGGGCAGATGATGCACGGAGAACAGGGTCTTGCCCTGCTGGCATTTACGTTTGGGATGTCCGGCTTTAATTATCCTCAAATCAAAAAGGCGGCCCAAGAGTTTGGCCTTTCTTTGCAACATTACAAGGAATTGGGAGGCACGGTCCAGGGGTATCTGGAAGCCAGGGAGGAAAAGACCGCCGAAGGTTTTTTGAATAAGGCTCTTTCCCATTTGCATGATTCCTGGATGGAGGATCCGCAGGCTTCCATGGAGCGGGCGAGCGCGGCTGCCGGAGAACGCCTTTCCGGGGAACGCATTGAGTCTTTGCGGGAGCTGGACGCGTGGCGGGCCGCCGAGGATGCCGGCATGGTGCCCAGGGTGGATCCTGCGGAACAGGAGGGGATGTTCCGGGTGTATGCTCCGGCGCGCGGCACGGAAGCGCCGCGGGAGGATGCTTCCGTTTCCGGAGAGGGGCAGGAAGAGGGCGCCCCTTCCTACACGCTGATGGACGGCGAGCAGATGACGGCTTATTTGCAGGCGTTTGTGGATGCCGATATGGAACATGCCATTGTCGGGGCACAGCATTTGCTGGCCGGGGATGTGACCGTGGGCCAGGCTCTTGCCCAGGGGCGTTTTGACGCGGCGGAGGTGATTACGCGCACAGTGACGGATGAACAGACAGGGGCCGAACGGGTGGTGATTGCCCCGGAGACGCTGGGGCAGATGAAGGCCCGCGCGGATATGGCGATGGCCGCTATCCGCGCCCTGGAGGCGGAGGGGGTGAGTTATGAGGAGGCCGCCGCCCGCATGGATGCTTCCCTGAGCGAGCATATTCCGCTGGGGACCCTTGTGAGGACATGGGAGGAAGCCCAGGAACGCATCAGGACGGAACAGGCCCGGAATCCGGAGTTTAAGGCTCCTGCCATGGATGCCCCGTTTTCCAACGCTTATGTGACGAAGGTGCGCCGGGGGGATACGTTCCGCCGGGTGTTGAGGTATGCCCGCGGGAACGCGACGGTGGAGGATTTGATGGAGGAGACGATGGAACAGGCGGTCATTTCCTGGCAGGCGGAGCAGGGTTTGTCCTGGGACGAGTTCTGCGCGATGCTCCAGGAGGCGCAGAGGGTGATGAATGAGTTGTTTCCGGAGGCGCGGGGGGAGGAGATGCAGTTTATTCACCTGGACGCCGGGAAGCCGGTGACGGCTCATGACGCGATTGAGGCGTTTTCCAAAATCGGGCGTTCCCGCTGGCTGGCGGACGCGGTGCGGAGTACGTCCCTGCCCTCCTGGCTGCGGAGGCTGCTGAATCACCTGGTGAAGTTCCTGGGGTATTTTAAGGCGCGCGTGGAGTTGGGCGAGATGGTGCGCCAGGCGGAGGAACAGGGCGTGTTTTCCCTGCCGGTGCGTCAGGCCCTGGCGGTGATGCTGGATGCGGGGAATGCCCTGTACCGGGACCAGCAGGGGGATTTGATGGAGTTGTCCATGGAGCGGGCCAGAGCGCAGGCGGGGCTGGACGCGATGTTTGGCGCGGGCGTGGCAACGGAGGCCCGGACGCTGGAGGATGAGCTTGCGGAGAGCAAGGCGCAGGATGAGGCCGACGCGCAGGCGGCAGCGGATGAGGCTGCCGCAGAAGAGAATTCTCCGGAGGCGCAGGAGGCGCGGCGCGAGCGGGAGCAGGCCCGCGTGGAGGCGCTGGGCGAGCCGGATGAGTCAGGGGTGTTTAACGGGGCGTTTATTGAGGTTCAGGAGGGGGTGCGCCAGGGGTTTATTGAGAAGTCCCGGCTGACACTTTGCCCGGATGTGCCCCAGTTTAAGCAGGGGGCGGATGAACAGACCGGGGTGGTGAATCCGATTGTGGGGGCGTGGCAGCGCAATGCCGCGCCGATTTCCGTGTGGAGGCGGAAGGATGGCGCCCTGCAGGTGATCAGCGGCCGGCACCGTTTTAACGCCTGCACGGATGAGGATATTAATTGCACGGTGTATGATGAGGTGGCCGGGTTTGATTTGGATTGGGCGCAGACGCATGATGTGGAGAATAATATCCGGGACGGGCAGGCTTCCCTGTTTGAGATTGCCCGTTATGTGAGCCGGAAGCGTTTGACGAAGGAGGAGGCGGTGGAGAGGGGGATTTTCCGCAAGGGACAGTCCCGCCGCGGGGTGGAACTGGGCCTGTACGGCTGTTCCGATTTGCTGGATGCGCTGGGGAATGAGCTTGTTTCTCCGGATGATGCCTGGCGCGTGGCGATGGCGTTCCGCAATCAGAACGAGGTGCAGCGGGCCGGGCTGCGTGCCCTGATGGAGGGGAAGAGCTGGCAGGCCGCTTTGGCCGTGATGGTGGAGCTGGGGGTGAAGACGCGGGAGGAGGTGGACCGGGAGAACGGCGTTCTTCCTTTGGAGGCGCCGGAACAGGAGGCGGGTTCCGCCGATACGGGGATGTTGCAGCTTTCCCAGGATGTGAGCCGGATGCTGGACGCGGCGCTGACGAGGGGGGCCGCCCCTGCGGAAGATGAGGCTCCCGCAGCGAATTTTTCCCTGGTGTCCATTTCTTCCGGGGATGTGGTGAGTTCCGCCGCCGGGATGCGGGCGAGGTTGAAGCCGTTGCAGGGCAAGGTGTTCGTCAATAAGAATACGGGGATCCAGGCCGTGATTGAGGCGCGCGTTTCCGGCAAGACTGTGGGCAAGGCCGGGGCTTCACAAATGTCCGTGGCGAATTTGAAGGCGCTTGGGTTTTCCGCGGAGGAGGCCCGGAGGGTTCATTATACGGCGGCCACCCGCATTCATGAGTTGTTTGAGAATGCGGAGGATGGATTTTTTGAAGAGGCGTATAAACAAGATGCCTCAAAAGCCGGAGCCTATCATTTTTTCAATACAGTAGATATTGAAGGGATAGGAGCGTTTGATGTTAATGTTACAGCAATCAAATACGTTAAGGAACAGGAAGGTAACGTTCTTTACACGCTGGAATTGACCATAGAAACCCCCGCCACTAGGGGAGCTGCTAGCCGGGAAGGCCGCCTACCTACACCCTTCAAGGACGGGGTTTCTACCCGTAATTTATCTTCTTACCGTTCTTTTGTCGAGAAGGAAAAGGCGGCTGTCAGGAAGAAGGCGGAGTCTGACGGGACGTTCATGAAGGCTCCGAATGGGAAGGATACGAACCTGACGGAAGACCAGTGGCTGTCCGTGCGCACGGAGGCGTTTAAGAGTTGGTTTGGCGATTGGGAGCATGACCCGTCCAATGCCTCCAAGGTGGTGGACGAGAATGGGGAGCCGCTGGTGGTGTATCATGGTTCCCCGCATGTTTTTACCGTGTTTGACGTGGAGCGTTCCGGAGAGAATTTTAACCGGAGCCGGGAGGATGGAGGGTTGTTGTTTTTTTCTTCCCTGCCGGAGACGGCGGAAGATGTGCTTTATGATTTAGAGGGACGTTTTCCGGGGACCGGGTTGGAGAGTGCGCGGCTGTATGCGTGTTTTATGAGGTTGAGGCGTCCGTTTATGCTGGATCTTGGCGATGCTTCACAGCGCCCGTTTTCCGGGGAGGGTGTGCCGGAGAACGTGAAGGGTTCCCCGATGGCGTGGTATTTGTTTCCTCACGAGTTGAGGAGAGGGTTTGATGAGGGGAATGCTCATGGCGCAGGTTATGACGGTGTTGTTTTGAAGGGCAGGAATGCTTATGACGGGAGTCCGGAGGTGTGGGGGATGGCTACGGATTCCCGGCAGGTGAAGAGCGCTGTCGATAACCGCGGGACGTATGAGCCGAAGAATCCGGATATTACGTTTTCCATTATTGGGGAGAAGGCTGAATCCTTCCAGGAGTACCACAATAACGGCCTTTCCTACACGGATCCGGCGGACGGGAAGCGGAAGGCGATTATTGATTCCCGCGGGGTGCGGTTGAGGAAGGAGCACGTCAGCGTGAGCGAGGGGGGGCATGTGAATGTTTCCCTGGCCGCGGCCCTGGATTTTCCGGAGTTGTTCCGGGCCTACCCGGAGCTGCGGAGGCTGCGGGTGGATTTTTACCGCGACAGCGGGAGCGGCACGGGAGGGTTTACCGATCCGCAGGAGCATTATATTGCCGTGAATGTGGCACGGGGCGGGAAGAACGCGCCTCCCGGCATGGTGCTGGATACGATTTTACACGAGGTGCAGCATGTGATTCAGGGGTATGAGGGGTTTGCCCAGGGGGCCGGGAGCATGAGCCGGGAGCAGGAGGCGCGGCTGGCCGGGACGTTTGAGAAGAATAGCGAGGGGGTCTTGATGAGCGGGCTGAACGGGTTCCGGCTGCTGGACGCTCCGCAGTTTTCGATTCCGCTGACGGGGGATATTACGGAGCTTGGCGGCATTACGTTCGGGGCCGGGAGGTTTGGACGGATGGCCGGCAGGGTTCTGGCTCCGAACGGGGATTGGCTTTACGATGAGATGGTGTTCAGGATGCGGGCCGCCACGCAGCGGTCCGTGAGTAAGCTGCGCCTGTTTGAGACCGGGGACCGGGAGCGCGGCCTTGAGCTGCTGGCGGAGGCGCAGGAGCTGATTTCCACGGTGGAGCGGTATTTGCCTGATTCTTACGGGTTCGGGTTGGAACCTTACAAGATCTGGCTGAATGTGTTTTCCCTGCTTTACGGGAATAGCGGGAAGATGGCGCCGGGCGATGCGGTGGCCAGCGCGTTGGAAGCGATTCCGATGAAGAGGTGGCCGGAGATTATGGAGGGGAGCATTGGCAGGAGTTTTGTCAATTGGGCGGAGAAGAGGCCGGAGCTGGAGGATGTGGTGGTGGAGGCCCGGAGGGAGATTGCCGAACGGCAGGCCGATTACGAGCTGGATTCTGCTCCGGACGCGGATAACAGGGCCGCCCTGGCGGCCCGCAAGGGGGTGGAACAGGAGGTGTGGCGCCGGTTGTTTGAGGAGCACGGGGCCGAGTTTCTGGAGGAGTACGGGGAGCAGAAGGTGTTCCGGCTTGCGGGGAAGTTTATGGAGCGCGTGGTGGAGCAGATTGACCGCTTCCGGAAGGACCGGACGCTGGGGCGCATCCGCCGCGTGGCGGCTTCCGTGGCTCCGCGGACGAGTCCGCAGGGGAAGCCGATGCGCGGGAAGATGGACGCGGAGAGTTACCGGAGGCTGGAGAGGTGCTTGCGCCTGCTGGAGATGACCGAGAGCCAGTACGATGAGTTTTTCCAGAAGAATTTTCCGGAGGATGCCGAGGAGGGGAAGAGGTGGGATGATCTGGCCCCGGATGCGCTGGTGCTGGTGACGCTGCCCGACGCGGAAGGGAGGCTGGAAGAGGTGGCCGTAACGCAGCGGGAGTTTGAGGTTTACGCCTGTTATGAACGGATGGACGTGAATACCGCGGAGAAGTGCGGCGCGGCCCTTGGAGAATTGATTGCCACGTCCCGCCATGCCTGGGAGAACGCAGCGGAGAAGAAGAAGCTGGAGGTTGCCGCCATGGCCGCCCCACTGCTGCAGGCCACCGGGGAGTTGGATGATAACAGGATGGCGATGTTCCGCCGGAAGGCGAGGCTGCGGGCCCTCCCCAAGAAGCCCCTTTCCCTGTTTGATTACCTGATGAATTTTAATCAGTATATGCAGGCGCTTTCTTCCGTGGAGCCGTTTGCCGGGGTTGCCCGCCAGTTTGAGGAACGGGCGGCGCGGTTTAATGTGCAGCGGCAGGCGAGCGAGAAGGAGATGCTGCGTTTTGTGCATCATACCGTAGCGGAGATTGCGGGGTCCGCGGACCGGTATGATATTGCCGAGTGGATTTATGAGGGGCGCATGAAGCAGGATACGGGGATTTCCGTTGTGGAGCGGGAACCGGATTGGAACAGGAAGGCAAACGCCCTGTACCGGGAACGCCTTCTTCATTTGCTGCGCCGGAAGGTGAAGTCCCACGGGCTGGAAGCGGTGCAGCTTTATTTGAGGGAGTTTAAGCTTTCCGAGGGTTTGAAGAAGGAGGTGGACGCCCTGTTCGGGCACCGCCGCAAGGAGATTTCCGCCAAGCAGGCGAAGAAGGCATTGGAGCACATGGAGCGCGTGTTTACGCAGAAGGAGTGGGAGCGGTACGGAGATCAGAAGGTTTTTGCGAGGGAGCGGGCGGAGATGCTGCGCTCCAGGACGAAGTACGCCAAGGAGGGGTATCAGCCGAAGAGTTTCCGGCTGGATGGCCTGTCCCGGATGGAGGCGGCGTATTTGGTGCTGTTGTCCGAGCAGGCGGATTATACCGAGGCCCTGGCGGAACGCGGGTTTGACGCGGAGGTGATGGATCGGCTGCGCGGGTTTGCCGGGGATGAGGTGATGCGGTTTGCTTACGCCTTGAGAGAGAAATTGAATGAACGGAGCGGACAGGTGCAGGAGATGACCGAGAGGCGCTACGGCTCACCGTTTCCGCTGACGGAGAATTATTTCCGGGCGTTTTTCGATGTGACGATGGAGGCGATTGATAAGTCGATTGCCGATGCGGCGTCTTACGGGGAAGCGGCCACAGGCGGGAAGTTCGGGTTGATTCACGCCCGCCGGAAGCATCAGGCGCACCTGGATTTGGAGATGGATGTTTGCACGGCGTTTATGGCGGCCATGACCGAGCAGGATCTTTACCTGTATGGTTCCGAGATCAGCCGTGATTTGCGGGCCCTGCTGAATTTTAAGGGTGAGGATGGCGAGGCGGGCCGGAGCCTGGAGGTGCTGTTGGGGCGGGATGCCGTGGGCAAGCTGATGGCCTGGGCGGATGCGTTTGACCGCGCCGGAGCGGAGAGTATCCGGGGGCACCTGGATATGAACCGCCTGATGAACCGGCTTTCCGGCGCGGCGGCGCGGGTGCTGCTGGCCGGGCGCGTGGGGACGCTGACCAAGCAGGTGACGACAGTGATTAACGCGATGTATGCTTCCGACGAGATTGGCCTTGCCGAGTGGCTGGGGGCCGTCCGCCGGTATCACGCCGGGAAGCTGGTGAAGCCTGTGCGCGAGATAGAGGTTCTGCCGGAGCTGGACAGCCGCGACAAGACGCGGTTCAGTGCTACGCTGGCTGCCATGGGGGCCGACGAGGCCGGGCGCCGGGTGTCCCGCCTGGAACGCTGGAACCGGGAGGGGATGGATTTGCTGGAGCGGGTGGATATGAAGGGGAATGCGATTTCCGCGGCTATTTTGTACGATGCGGTTTACCGGAAGATGAAGCGTGAGACGCCGGACGCTACGGAGGCCGAGCTTGACGCGGCCGCCATGGCGGAGGTGCGGCGCTCCCTGTCCCGCAAGGGTCAGCCGATGACGCAGCTGCAGAAGTCCCTGGCCGCGCAGCACCGGACCTGGATGCAGGCGGGGATGTTGTTCCTGGGCGGCGAGTCAATCAATACGATGGGCAATGTGTTTTCCCTGGCCCGCAGCGGGCAATGGGGGAAGGCCGGGTTGATGTGGGTTTCTCACGGGATGGTGCTGGCCCTTCTGAATGGGCTGCTTAATTTCATGACCGATGACGAGAAGCGCCGCCGGAAGCGGGAGTGGTGGCACGCCCTGTTTGATGTGGTGATGGGGCCCGTGATGGGGATTCCTGTAGTAAGCGGGCTGGCTGGTGAGGGCGTGAGGCAGCTTGCGAAGCTGTGCGGGTATCATGCTTTTATGCCGGGGAATAATTTGCTGGTGCCGTTTTCTAATGCGGCGGATATCGGGAAGGCGTTTTCCAACGCCTGGAAGTTGTTTGACGGCAAGGAACGGCCCTGGGAGGATGACGCCCTTTCTTTCCACGAGCTTTTACGCACCGCAGCGGCGGGGACGGTGGCTTTTTCTCCACGGACAACCAAGGGGGGCGCCGCTGCTGTAGGAGCCGCCCTGACGATGGCGCTTCTGCTGAATGTGACGGAGTTTGCCCTTAAAACAGTCCGCAGCGTTCAGGAGAACGGTGCGGACTGGGATAAGTGGGTTGGGAAGTAGATACAAAAACTTGCCTGTTGAAAATAATCGTGGGAGTGATATTTCCCAAATAATTCATATGGAAAGAGTATTGGGAAAAGATATCATGCATTCTATTTATTGCTATAATATTAGTAATTAATCAGTTGGGAAAGAATTTGTTTTTATACTTTTCCCTGTTCCCAATTTTATTTCTGCAAATTTTGCTCCCATTTTTTTCATTCTCTCGTAATCCTCTTGTGGATAATATACAGAAACGTTAGAAAATGGTTCTAATTTAATAGGAAACGTCCCTCCATTAGAAATTCTGGCTTTCGCAGAAAAGTAATTTTGTTTATTATGCAATGGGAAATATACATTTTGAATGTAAACAGCATCTCTTCCTTTATTAATAATTTCTATACTTATATAATGCTTTGTGTATGGCCCCCAACATCCTATAGCAAATCTAAAATTTGCTTCAACTTTTAATTTATCACGGGAATATTGACGATATGCTACAAATACACTAACTATAGTTGCTATTATACTTAATATAAAGCTTACATCTTCTCTTAAAATAGTAAATTCCATTTATTTACTCCTCCACAGATTTTACAGTTATTGCCTCTGGGCGTAGCGCTGGCTATAAATGGGCTCCGTTTTTAATCAGTAAATTCACAATATCAGATTGCCTATGTCCATGCACTCTTAAATAAAATAAAGGTGTCCATCCTTTAATATTCTTAGTATTAACATCTGCTCCATAGTTAATCAGCAATTGAAGCATTTCTGAGTTATTAGATAACACTGCTTGCCATATTGGAGGGTATACACTCTTTGTTCCTTGATGTATATTCGCTCCATTTTCCAAAAGAATCTTAGCAACTTCCAAATGATTGCCTCCAGAAGCAGCTATAAGAGGAGTAGAATCTCCACATAAGGCATTTACATCAGCCCCTCTTGATATTAGTAACTTTGTTGTTTCTATAAAATGTTGTTCATTTTTTTTATTTGATGATATTGAAAAATATAATGCTGTCTCTCCTGTGTTGTATCTTGTCTCAATATTAGCCCCCTTATCTAATAACAATTTCACCATAGCAACATCACCATTATTTGCTGCTTCTAATAATGGGTTAAAATCGTATCTATGTTGGCGAACACTATTTATAGCTGCTCCTTTTTCAATCAAATCTTTTGCTTTCCCGACATCGGAAGATCTAACCGCTTCTTCCAACTGAATATTTAATTCAGCTTGTCTTTGTTGAGGAGATACACAAGAAACAATGCTCAATAAGCAAATAAATAGCACCACCTTTTTCATACTTTTTCTAACTATTTGTTTGATCCCCCACAAATCTTGCAGTTCACTCCGCTGGGCGTATCGCTGGCTCGTCCTTTGCAAGCCCGGTAGTACCGACAGTTTTTGTTATGGGTTTTGCCCGTTGAGCTGATCCAGTACGCTTTTTCTTCCGCTGCCGGTTTGGCTGCCGGTTTCCGGTGGTAGTGGTATTCCCCTGTTTTGCGGTTGTAGTGACCGCCGTTGGCGTCCAAGCCGCCAGGGTGCGCTTCCGAGAATGAAGTGAGGGAAATAACAGCTAAAATGAGAGAGAATAGTTTCATACAAATTCATAATACCATGAAATAAAGAGAGTTGTAAATAATTTGCTTAACTCCTTCAAAAGCATTATGAAATGATTATTTCCAACATTTTAGGAGATATTTCCTTCTCGACTCTAGGTAGCAGTAACAAAAAAGCCCCTGGCCCGGAGGCCAAGGGGCGAAGTGTTCTACGATTCTTCCATCTTCTTTCTTACCCATTTATCAATGTCTACCACTTCACCAGGTTTCAGGTGCAACGCAATCCACGCCCGGAGGATGGTGTTTTCCAGTTGCAGGGCTTCAAAACTTCCCGCCTGCACTCCTCGAATTACTCCCAGGGGTTGTTTCACCTCCCCCATCAGTTCTCCAATACGTACTCGTGATTTGGCAGGGATAGAACGACGTGACGACATCCAGCCATAGACCGTGTGAATGCTGACTCCGCATTGTTCGGCCAACCAGTCACAGTCTTTTCCATTTTCCTTGAGCCATTTCTTGATGTCACTTTTTGAGTGCATTCCCCAGAATTATCATACCGGAAAAGGGAAAACAAGAGGTGATGCATTCAACAAAAAAAGGAGCTGCCCCGATAGGGGCAACTCCTGAATGGAGTCAGGTGCTGTTAATCTTCCCAAGTTCCACCTGCAGCTTCAATAGCATCCCGTACCTGAGCTATAAGATAGTGGGGGGCATTGTCTGTAGTGCGGCCGCTGATGGTGGCTTCTGCTATAAGACGATGATCAGTTGCATTACGGTATTCGTAGATACGATGATCACCTCTGGTTCTTACGAGGACAAATCCGTTATCTTCTAACTGTTTTATTAGATCTCGTATTCGTATTCGCATAAGTGATGTTGAAGATACGAGAAGAGGGGAGAGTTTCAATGAACGCTGTCCGAATGGAAAAATCAGCCTTTTTAATAGCTGAGGATTACATGAAGCAGGTGATTTGGCTGGGACGGGTGTTCGGCGCGGCAGGCGGGATTGCCAGCAGCATGACGAATAAGGCTATTCAGACTGCCGGGCAGTAATGACGCTTGGGGCTGCGCTGATGAATCCAGTGAAGACTGTTGTAGATGTGGTAGATTGAGGGTAAAAAGAACCCTTCTCTGGAGAACCGGAGAAGGGCGAGTAAAAGGAAGAGATATAGATTCAAGAATCCTTTTTTTCTCCATCATCCTCTTTTTTTTCAGGGAAATAAAAAGAAATGGTAGGAAGCACTGGGCTTGGGTATGGCCCTTTGTCGTAGAAAGAGTTGACTATTTCTCTCACAAATCCATACAGAATGGAAGGCCCATTAATACGGACAAAACGCAATTGATCGTCCTTTGGAGTAGGATTTTTTTGAGGGAAGGAAAAGAGCCCTGAAAGAGCAATGAAAAAAGAATAAGGGATATTATTTTCTTCAACTTTTTTCTCATCCATGGAAACATTGAGTCTAACTTCCCATAAATTAAAACCTTTCAAGTGTTCTGATTTTTGCGCTCCCTTTTCAGAATCAAGTTCTTCAAAATCCAGTTCAAATTTTAATGAATTAAACTTCAAATCAGGTTCTTTTTTATTATCAAATCTTTTATTTGTCCGAATACTAAATTCGGAAACATAATAAGCCCTTAATTGGAAAGGGAGGCATTTAACTTGTATTGACGAATCTTCAGGCGGCATAGTCTTTTAAATATTGATTTTCTATAGAATAAGGGAAATTATAAGAAAATCTTAATTCTCCATCTTTATCAGAATCTTTATTAAATTTAACCAATGGAGAAATAGAAGTAGAATTGATTTTTTCAGTCTTTGAATGCTCTTCTTCCCATACAGTTGATATATGAGAATCATTTTCTAAAAATGATGTACAGGGAGTTAATTCATCCTCATAATCCTCTGGATCCAAATAAAAAGTACCATCAAAATAGCTTGCTAATTGAGTGATAGAACTGTTCTGTTTGAATAAAACAAATCCTGACGGAGCAAAATTACCTATATACCAGACAGGAGAATTTATGAAAATGGTATCAACAGAGATTTTAGCACGCTTAGCTTCTTTTATTTGTTGAGGTGTTACCGGAACGACGATATACTTATAGTCTTCTTCATGTAAAATTTTGATTGAAATATAGAGGTCTGACCCTTTTTGAACAATAAACAGGCCTGGGCCATCGTAGTCAGATAAAGATTCTTTGAAAATGGTGTTCATTACATTTGTTTATTGTTTTATATAGAATTATTCATCCTGAAAATTTTCTATTTCGGAGATAGTCCCTAATACATCACATGAAGCATGGGGCCACCATGCATAATGTTTCTTTTGTGGTTTACCATCTAAACATATTCTTCCATCATTCTCACGAAGGATTATTTTCGCGATAGGAAGTTTGAACTTTGATTGCCACTTTTTTGCTTCTTTATATGTACTAAATACTGATAGGGATAATGCTCGACAGAAAAAGCGAGGATCTTTTGAACTGGTGATTTTGCCAAGTGCAACATGTGAGGCAAAGTCTGCTTCACTTGGCGGATTATGAACGAATCTGTACATGATCATTTCTTCCTGAATAGGGCCAGACTCTGGTAGTGGGCATCCTTCTGGTAAATTTTCTCTGTATTGAGGTTCCTGCATGATCGCACAAGTTCTACCGGCATCATGCTAAATCAATAGACAACGAACACAAGTAATTTAAGGGAATCATGGCAGAACTTTCGTGACGAATTCACTCTTATATATGTTATGCAATATTGCAAGTGATTTTATTCCTAGGCCCAATAACTTTTTCGGAATACTTGCCACGCTGTTGGAATTTTCCTATTCGGTTTTGCTGCATAAGTCACCCCGTCTGATACGTCATTCCAATCCAGACTCGCCTCTGCCAAGCTTCTGTTCTATGTTTCTCACACAAACGCCTACCTCATCTCCATCCCTATTTTACTATGCCCTTTTCTCCGGATTGGTCAAGCGAGCGTTTGTCATGCCTTCTCCCACCTGTCCAGGGTTTCCACATAGATGCCGGAGATTTTGCCGCCGTCCATGGGTTCGATGTCTCCGAAGTTGGGGTTGATGGGATGGAGGGTGTATTCCATTTTGCCGGTTTCCGGGTTTTTCCTGCGAACCAGTTTTTTGAGCGTCACGCCGCGTTCATCATGGTATTGAACAATGGTTCCGGGTTTGGGGATGGGGGGGATGGTGTATTTTTTCATGATGACTACGGAGCCGTCCGGAATGGAAGGTTCCATAGAGTGGCCGTTCACGCGCAGCAGGTATTCCCCTTTTTCCAGTTCACGGTATAGCCGGATGTCCTGCGGAATGGTGTCTCCATCCGCCAGGTTGCCGGCGGCAATGTTGCCGATGATTTGTCCCTGGGCTTCCAAGGGGGGGACTGTAAATGTTTCTACCAAGGTAAATTTCTTACGGGCGGCTTCTTTTTCTTTGGCGGCGTTTTGAAGGGCTATGTCTGCAAACTCTTTGAGCGCGTTACGGAAGGCGCTGTTGATAAACTCCATGAACGTTTGCTGGGTGGCGGTCATGGCTGCGCTTATTACCTCCCATTCCTCGTCCGTGAAATCAATCTCCACTTGGGGAGGAATGGGGGAAATTTTATCTGTCATGAGACGCTGAATGATGAGGAGGGCTTTTGAGGGAACTTTACGAGAGACACTCAACCAGAGATCAACAGTCCTTTTATCGACTCCACATTGTTCCGCGAGCCATTCGCGGGATTTTCCGGAGTCCTTGAGCCATTTTTTTATGTCTTCCTTAGTCGGTGTCATACGTTGATATTACTACATTTTGTTGATATTGCAACATTAAAAAATGAATTGATATCAACAAACGCAGAATAATTTTCTTGCGAAACGTAGACGTTCGCAGTAATTTGTGTTCATCAAACGTAATACGCCATGTACTCAATCATCAAATTCAGCGAAATGGAGGACGGCATCAAGAACTGTCTGCTGGCCTATGCCGAGCAAGGAATACGTCCCAAAGAAGTAATGAAGTCCCTTCTTATCCGAGAAGCTCAAAGGCTTGGGTTTGTACTAACCACGGCCCGCGATCTCCCCCGCTCGAAGAACCCCAAGAAGCCGGCGGCATGAGAGGAAACCTTTTACTGCACGCTCCTGATCTCGTGATCTCCATAAAGGTACTTGATGACCGGTGGAGTGAGAAGGAAGGTTTGCTTCCATCCGTTACTCAGGAAGATGACTCCGTTAGGAGTGAGGATGCCTTTGTTAGTCAACGCCAAGGAGATTGGGTTGTAAGGATCAAGATACTGATGAATCGTGTAATCCGAGGTGTATTTAGAGATGATTTTCTTCTCATCTTCAGTGAGAGTTTGGAGGGTTTGCTTCACACGTTCTTCTTTCGCTCGTTCCTGGGCCGCTTGGCGTTGACGCATCCTTTTCTTTTTCCGGAGCTCGAACATATATACCCCAGCGGCAAAAGCCCGCTTACTGATTACTACAACAAGGCTGCTGAAACTCACAAGAAAGGCGAACCCTATCATGTGGCCATACTGGTTGCGCCATTCATGAATGTGAAGCCATTGCGCCATTTGCTCGGGCAGCCAGAGGATAAGGGCGCATGCGCACATGATGATGGCTGTTGTTTCCTTTCGAGTTACGAGGTCGATCAACTGCGAAAGAAATTGGAATGGCTGCATGCACAGGAGAGTACCCGATAACCCTAACTATTTCAAACCTAACAATGATGATTATCGAATACGACAACGAAGATCGGTGCATCCGGGTGAATGGAGAATACGTCGCCATCCGGGAAGCGGAGGGCCTCATGGACGATTTGACGCTGGCGATTGACCAGTGGGAAGTGGACCACGCCGCGCAGTGCGACAACCCTGACGGCCATATCGACTGAACCATGGAAGAAGCCCTTATCGAAGAATTGAAGCTGCTCGGCTGGCACGAGCTTTAACTAATCGCCCGGCCCAGGTGGGGCCTGAAACCAAAACACAAATCGAAACACGGTATATAGAGTAATACGGTCTGGCAGGCGCGGGGCGGCGTAAAGTCCCGTCCGGGCGGCCATTTTAATTAACCGAATATGAGCACGAATGAAAAAACGTTGAAGAGTCTGGCGGATGCCCTGGAAACCATAGCCAGGGTTCTTAAGGAGGCTGCTTCTTCTCCTGTTCCTTCCTCCCCGGAGGCGGCAAGCGTGGAATTGCCTGATTCCGACGAGGCGCAGGCGATTACCGCCTTCCGTGGCAAGGTAGTTGTCACTCTGGATGACGTGAGGTTCATGACGGGCTGGGGAAGAGAGCGTATTCTTGCCCTTGTCCAGGACGGCAGCATTCAGGCATTGCCCGGAACAGGAAGCGCCGGATGCCCCTATGAGTTCCCTGCCCTGTCTGTATGGCGCTATATCCATCAGCAGGATCATGCGCAGAAGCCTCAAGTGAATGGAGTGGATATGAATATTCTTCCCCCGCGCAGAAGACGAAAGGGGGCTGCGGCATGAAGAGTTTTTTCAAATTTCTGGGAGCCTGCTCCTGTGGTCTTTCCGCTGTAAGCCTGTTCTGGCTGGCGGTGGAGCTGGATAACGCCGAGCTGCAGGCCGGCAAGAGTCCGCATTCCGGGTTTACGCCGGATTGCCCGAATCCTTTTGACGGCTTGGAAAAACCGTCCCGCCCTCACGGCATGAGGAAGCAATAACCAATAGAATACCAATATAATGGACAATACCAACACCGAAGAAAACAATGCGCAGCTCTGCACGCCCGACGAAGCCTGCTGCTGCGATACCGCTGCCGAACAAGCGCCCGTTACGAAGGAAGAACTCCGAAAAGCGATTGATCATGTCATGGAT